GCCAAGACCCCCTGCGAAGTTCTTAAATTCTATCCAAATAATTTGCTCTTTCCACGAATCCCTCTTCACCATCAACAACCATTGTGTCGTAGAATGGGTCACACATTTCACCTGTGTACTGATCATCTGTTGGAGACATCTTACCACGAGTGTATCCCATCTTACTATTCAATGCCATGCGTGAAGAGTTGTTAGTCACGTCTGTGTCACCAGCAAACCCAACATGTGAGAGTTTCTCAACAGACATCCCATCAAAGTCACCTAACCCAGGATTGTAAACTGAGTAAGAATCAAACTCATGACGTGGACTATCAGGCATATCGTGCAAAGGTAGCTTTGCCCAATGTCCTGCTGTTGCCTCTTCATTGTTGTTTGGAGGTAAAACAGTTTGGAGCTTTTCAATCATGAAATTGCGATTCATGATTAGCCTCCGTAACCTTCAACCATTGATCCTGGGTGGTCCCAACCATCGTAACCACTTGCATCAACAAGTTCCTTCATCTTGAAGCCGCCATGGATCAAGTCAGCGCACTTTTGATCCATAATGTCTTGACCTGGTGGAAGCCAGTTGAAGTAAGCGTTAGTAACGCCACCGACATCATATGGTGTGCCTTTCTTGTCAATGTAACCGTTTGTTTGGAACCCTGGACGATCAAGACACTCTCCTTCTAAACTAGAAGGAAGGGTGTTTGCTTCTGGATTCATCTTGCCTGCCATCTTTGCCATAATATCGATCCTCTTAAAGTGTGAATACGCTTGAAGCGTTAAAACCAACTTCAACGGCAATTACTGCAACCACACTTGCGTCTGTTCCTTGTGTTACAGAAATGACGTCGCCTTGGTTGAGTGAAAAGCCACCTGGTGTTGTTGATGCCGCAAGATTGAAAGTCGTTCCTGCTGCACTTGAACCCAACGTGATTGTGCCGATTGTTGACACTGACGTACCACTGGTTACCTTAACAATTGCTTCTGCTCCTGCTCCTGAACTTGTTCCTGCTACAGCAACTGTAGCTTGAACAGAATACAAGTTCATTGCAGAAAACGTTGCGTAGCGCAAAACTCCTGCGTCACCCGTCAACGTGTCTGTAAGCAAAATGTGCTCAGTTTGCTGTGGATCAGCGTAGTCTCGTGAAAATGTTGCCATGTTGTCTCTCTCCTATTAAGCTGCTGAGTCCAACTTCACAATACGTGCATTGGAAGCGAGTGTTTGAACAATACCAAAGCCGCCAAGGTAGTACCAAGCGACACCCTTTGAACGACCGTAGTCTGTTGCAATCTTACCACGCATTTCTTCAGGAACTGCAACAGCTTCTGCAACTGTGTCATTACCAAAGAAGAAAATCCAGTCAGACAAACCATTTGTCCATGGCGTACCTGTGACACCGTTTGTTGAGATACCGTGCGGAATGTTGGTTTGTTCAACATAACGAACGTTCTCATAACGACCGATTTCACCTGCCATGATCAACTTAAAGCCAGTGTCTGAATACTGGTGGATCTGTTCCAAGTTGTTCTTAAACGTACGCAATGTTGTTGGCCATGCGATAGCGTAGTAGTCGTCAGCAATGTATGCAGGAATGTTACGTTCCTTCATCAAGTCGACGATTGCCTTTGCATTACCGTTACCGTATGCTACGGAGTTGGTCAACGTTGCTGTACCGTTTGTGGTCAACACAACCGATGCGGTTGCTGTGCCACCAGCTGGAACAACGCGTAGAGGTGTTTGATTGAACTGAACGTATGCCAATTGGTCAAAGCACTTGACAGCGTCGTTCTTCAAAACCTTTTGAATCAATTCTTGTACAGGGAACTTTGACAAGTTGTCTAGCTTACCTGTGTATGGGACTGAGTTTCCAGCTTCTGTGATCGTCAATGTACCTTGGATGATCGTGAAGTTGGTTTCAGGCATTGTGTTGGTTTCAACCAATACACCACCTTGTGTTGATACGTCTGAGAAGACGTCCCATGTGAAAATATCACCTTTCTTTTTGCCTTGCTGACTTGCGTCCTTGACGTCAGAGAACTGACGGAACTTTGTCAAAGGCTGAACTGCCATACGTAAAACGTTTGACAATTGACGTGAATACATGTATCCACCCAAACTATTAACTGCCCATACTTGACCTGCCATGGTATGTCTCCCTTTATGCTACATGGTGTTGCCCACGTTTCATTGCCATTGTTCTAATGACATCTTGTGGGTTCTCTTCTCCCTCATCCTCATCAACTCTAGAGTCATTACGCTTAGAAGCTGACTTTGGAACTGGTCGAAGTTCCTTTTTCTTTTCCTGCTTTGTAGTTGGTTTCACAGAAGAGTTACCATCGTCAGAAAGAGACGCAACAAGAGACTTGACCTGCTCACGTACTGTTGTTCCTGCTTTCCTATATCTTTCGATAAAAGAGCCTTGGAAACCACCTGTGCGCAACTTCTCATCCTCTTGCATGACTAACGTCTTCAATGCATCATTGTTGACGATGTCAGGAAATTCTTCTTTGAATTTCTCTACAGCATTTTTGGCTTCAATCTCGGAGCGAACCCGTTCAGCAATTGCGTCCGTATTAACGGATGGCTTCTTACCGACGAGAGCCTTCAGCGTAGCTGCAGCCTCTTCCTCTGTACCCATTTGTATGGCGCGGACAGCTTGCGCCCAGTCGATCTTCTCGTCTGATTCCTCAACGTCCTTTTTATCGGATAGCGGAGGACTTGATTTACGAGCACTAGCATCAGCTAATGACTTCGCATCTTGTAAGTATTTATCAGCTGACGTCACTTTTAATGTATT